ATCGATTTAATTACAGCGGTCTTAAACGACGGCACTGTATATAGTGTTGTAAGGTTTGTTGTTGTAAGATCTGCTTTTTTATTTATAAAACTGTTTGCCATTAATTTATAAAGAAGCTTTCTGCTTCCATCTCATCTTTTAATTCTTGTTGATACGTTGTATTTAATTTTTGTATAATACCGTCAAGATCTCTAACCTGCGCGTCAGCTACTTCTTGTTTATATATATTACTTGGTCTTGTTAATATCTGCACTATCTTTGCCATTATCTTCTACCATCCGGTTGTATATCTAATCTAAATGTGCCTAGCTTCCAATCTTGAGCTGTGCTTGTGTTTTCTACTTTTAAAGCTATGGCTCTTGCTCGCGCACGTGTATCTACTTTTGTTGTAGATGAACTAACATCAAAAGGTCCAAGCGATGAGCCAGAAGCTGTGCTATTAGAATAGTTTTTTAAATTTAACGTTACTCTTGTGTTACCTGTTTGAGATATAAAGTCGGGAATAAATCTTCTAACTTTCATTACAAACTCACCATCACCTCTTAAGTTTGGAACACCTGGTTGTTGTTGTGTAATATCAAAATCTCCAGATAATATGTTTGCTGTAATCGCTGTAACTGTGCCGGCTTTAACTTGATCTGTGCCAGTTTCATGTTGGTAGTATGTTGATACACCATCTGTATTTCCTTGTACATATGTAGCAGAAGTAGCTGGCTCTGTGCTATTAGCATCATACTCTAGTGCGTGTGGTTTACCAAAAATAGCAGAGTCTTTCCAAACAGTTCTAGCTAATGTTCCTATTGTCCATATTGGTCTTTGTGGTGATGAGTCTTGATAATTATAACAAACCATTTTATTTACAACTCCTGAAGAGGCAGTTGGATAAAACCACATAATTTCACCAAACAAGTTATTAAGTCCTGCTGTAATCATTTGGTTACCAGAATCTAAATTAATATCATCATAAACAAAATCTTCTACTAAACATGGTAGCGTTTCAAGTGCACCAGCATATTTAAAGAAACCATTTTCTGATAGCCAATAAGCTGCACCATCTACCTCTACCACCGCATTCTTACCAGCTAGTCCACAGTTAGTTCCAACTTGTACGAAAGCAAATGTAAACGGTTGACCTACGAATCTTTGTAAAAACAAAGCTGTGTCTGTGTAAACATAAATCGCATCTCTACCTCTAATGGCTCCCATGATCCGTGATCCGTCGGCCAGTCTTTGTGTGCCGGCTGTATTGGTTGCTGTAGGTGTATACGTGTTAATATCTTCTTGGTCCGAGAATCTTACAAACATATTATCTTGAGTAGACTTTGTACCAATCGTTGTTTCTGTACCAAAAAATACTAAGTGTCTATCCGGTGTTGATACAAGCATGTGTCTTGATGCTGTTGGTGCACCAGATATAATTGTAGCTCTGTTAGATGTAGCGTTTGTTGCTGCAGAGTCCCATTCAAATACTTCACCATCAGCAATTAAACAAATAGCTTTATCACCGAAATTATCTAAGGACCATGATCCAGGTTCTAAAACTAAGTCACCAGATGCTGCTTCACCCCAAGCTACGAAGTCAGATGTATTTGTAACTGTAGCTCCTGATGTGTGTGATGCTGCTGTCGTGTTTCTTACGCCTCTGGTTACACCTGTTAATGTGTTTGTGGATATACCTGTGTAAGATATTTCTTCTGTTCCAATTTTAATAAAGTTTGTTCCAGAGCTTGGTAATTGTGATGCGTCATTTAAAGTTATGCTTGTAGCAGCTGCTGATATGTCAGCTGATAAAACAGTTGTATATGCACCTACAGCTTCTCCACCCCAAGTTCCAAGTGACCAACCAAGTCCTTGAGCTTGAACAGCTGGTCCAACTCTATAATAATGTTGAACTCTAATACCACCTGACTCACTAGCACCAGATCCTGATTCATTAGACGGCATTGTTATTGTAATTGTATTTGATGATGGCACAGTCGTTGCCATAAATCTTATGTCATCAAAATCAGATGCACTAAAGTTTGAATTTGTAATAGATGAAAAGTTATCTAATAAAACTATATCACCTGCTTGAATACCATGATCACCAGAAAAGTTTATAGTAACCGTTGCTGATCCATTGGTTGTGCTAAATGCATTTGATAATGTGTTTGTAGATTTAATAGGGTGTATGTCATAGAATACACCACCTGAGTATGCATATAAAATTCTGTTTGTTCCTATAATAGAATACTTAATACTTTGACTGTTAATATATTGGTGCATACCTCTAGCAGCACCGGTTACATTATCTGCTCCTAATTGTGACCAACCACCTATTTTTTCAGGTGTATCATATCTAAAACGAACATTATCACAGTCTATCCACTGACCTTCAGCGGCTGTCGCAGTAATTTGTTTATTAATTCCAGGGGCAAACCCTATCTTCTGTAACATAGATCTCCAGATTATATTAGATTGCGTTGATGTTCAACGTTATTTGACTATTCCTAGCATAGGTCTTTTATCATATAAATTAGACTTTG